TAAGTAACTACTTTGTAGAAGCACTAGGTGCGCCACCAGCAGATGTAACTAACTTTACAGGTAACGTAGTCGGAAGTAACTTGTTCCTTAGTTGGACACCTGTAGCTGACCTAGACTTAGCACACTACATAGTTAGATACTCTCCTCAGACTGTTAGTGCTACATACGACTCTTCTGTACTTGTAGCTGAAGTACCCTCTAGTAGTAGTACCCTCGCTGTTTCAGATGCTGGTACAGGTACATACTTTATTAAGGCTGTAGACGATACGACAAGTGGGTCTAATACTTCAGTTAATCCTGCACAGTTTATTACTACTAGCGCAGGACTAGAAGAACTTAATGTTGTAGAAACTTTATCAGAAGACCCCTCCTTTGCTGGGGTTAAGTCCTCACTAGAAATAGACGGTGATGGTCACTTAATACTAGAGAGACAGCCATTATTTGATGCTGCAACTGGTCTATTTGATGACAGATCAGGTAACTTTGATGACTTCGATAACTACGCTTCCTCTGGAATTTACTACTTTGCTAACTCTATTAACTTAGGTGGTACATTTACAAGTAGGCTTAACTACAGCTTAGTTAGTTCAAGGTTCGATATTACAGCTGGCTTTGATACTGCTGCTGGTTTGTTTGAGTCAAGGGGTGGGTTTTTTGATGGTGGAAACACTACTTTTGATGATACAGAGGTATCCCTTGAACTAAGACACACTACAGATGATCCTACGGGAACACCTACTTGGAGTAACTGGCAGACGTTTTCTATCTCTGATATTACAGCTAGGGCTTTTGAGTTTAGAGTTGTAATGACTTCTACTAACCCCAACGCTACCCCTGTAGTAGAGGAGTTATCTGTTGTTGTAGACATGCCTGACAGAGTTACATCTGGTCAAGATATTACCTTTACAGGTACAACCAATGTAACCTTCCCTAATGCGTTTAAGGCTGTTCCAGCTTTAGGAATATCTTTAGCTAATTTAGCTAATGGTGACAGATACACAATCACAAACAAAACTCGATCTGGGTTTACTATGAACACATTTACTGGTGGATCAGCCAGTACTAACCCTGTGACCTTAGATTATGTAGCTAAGGGCTACGGAAAGGAACTAACGTAATGTCGCAACACGACTTCGTAATTGACAATCAAAGTTTTCCTGCCACTAGGACAGACCTTAATGCTGCTATCTTAGCTGTAGCATCTAACTCGTCTGGCGCTACGGCTCCCACTACCACCTATGCCAACCAGTTCTGGTATGAAACAGACACTAACATACTAAAGATACGTAATGAGGCTAACGATGCTTGGGTAAGTGTTATTACCTTAGATGCAAGTATGACTGCTACTGCTAGTGAACTTAACAAGTTAGATGGTTTAAACGCTAGTACCTCTGAGTTAAATAAACTAGCTGGCCTTACCTCTAGCACAACAGAACTTAACCAGCTAGATGCCATTACTCGGGGGTCAATCCTTTATGGCAATGCTAGTGGTGCTACTGCTAGACTAGCGAAGGGTGCTTCTGGTACAGTTCTCAGCTCTGATGGCACAGATATATCGTGGGCTGAAGCTGGCAGCGGCTCAGTAGAATTAATATCAACAACAACGGTAAGCTCAGATGTTTCAACTGTCTCAATTACGTCAGGTTTTGATGATTCAAAATACTACGCCTATGAGTTTCGTGGGTCTGGTTTTAAAGTTAACTATAGCGGCGGCACACAATACCCAACCCTGCAATACCGAGTTTCAGCAGATGGTGGTTCTAGTTACAAAAGTAGCTTTGGTTATTATTCTTATTGGATTGGTGGCGTTATGGGTGCAGAAACTTCCGCTATTGTTGGAGGTGGTGGGTCGCTTGGACCCGGAGACTACCCGTTTAATTGGTTTTTGACTGCTATTGACCCGCTAGACGCTAATACTTTTACAATAGGCCAGTCTTTACTGTCAAGCAATGGCAACGCACATGTTAATGATCCCAGAGTCTCCCAACGGGCTTGGGGTACACGAGTTCGTGAAGCATCAAATGCGTTTCAGTTTTTTATTGGCGCTTCAACGGGCGTAGTAATTACCGCTGGCTCAATCGCACTCTATGGTATTAAAAGGTAAAGGAGTTAATCATGCCAAGATTTCACAACATTGATGGAGTAAGCGTTCAGTTTACAGTCGCCGAAGAATCGGCAAGGGATGCAGAGGAGCAAGCATGGGCTGCAGGAGCAGACACACGTGCTTCTATACAGGTCCGTGAAGAACGTGATGCACTACTGGCTGCTACAGACTGGATGGGCAACAGTGATGTAACAATGACAAGTGGGTGGGTAACGTACAGGCAAGCCTTACGAGATGTACCTGCACAAACAGAGTTTCCCAACACAATCATATGGCCCACTAAACCAGAATAGGAGCGTAAGACATGAGCCAACACGACTTTAATATTGCTAACCAACTGTTCCCAGCTACTAGGGCAGACCTTAACGACTCTCTTGTGGCTCTTGCTTCTAACTCTTCTGGTGCTACAGCCCCTGCAACTACCTATGCTAATCAGTGGTGGTACGAAACAGACACTAACATACTAAAGATACGTAATGAGGCTAATACTGGTTGGGTAGATGTTATAAAACTAGACACTGCTATGACCGCTACGGTGTCAGAAATTAACAAGTTAGATGGCGTCACTGCGACTGCTACTGAATTTAATAAACTAGCTGGCCTTACCTCTAGCACAACAGAACTTAACCAGCTTGATGCCATTACTAGAGGGTCCATACTTTATGGCAACTCCTCTGGTGCAACGGCGAGGCTGGCAAAAGGTGCAGCCGATACAGTTTTGACCTCAAATGGTACAGATATAAGTTGGGCTGCTGCGGCTGTTAGTGGCGGTGGTGGTACAGAGTTTATAGCCTCATCTGGTGCTATATCTAATGCGGCAACAGTAGATTTTACAGGCTTTGACAGTTCTAAGTATGATTCATATCAATTCAGATTTATAGATTTTCTTCCTGTCACAGATTCCGCAGCGCCACTAGCAAGAACTAGCTCGGATACATCTAATCACAGTTATGACTCAGGTTCTAATGATTATGATGAGATTCTGGCAGATAACAGGCGTCAGAGTTCTGGCTATGTTGTATTTGCAACAGTGGGCAACCAATCAAGTGAGGGTATAAATGTTATCATGACTATACATAATCCTCACACCACAAAATTCACTAAAGTAACCACCGACACCGGAGTTTGGGTAAGCGACCAAGGAGGTGTGCGGCAGACACAAGTGAATAATAATTCTGGCTTTGTGAGGAGAGAAGAGGCGCAAGTAAATGCTATTAGATTCTTTTATGACAGCGGCAACATAGCTTCAGGGGAAGTTATAATGTTTGGTATTAAAAAATCATAGGAGCAAGTCATGCCACGATATCACAATATAAATGGAAAATCTGTGCAGTTTAATGCTGACGAGGAAGCTGCCCGTGATGCTGAGGAGGCTGCATGGGCCGCTGGCGCTAATGACCGTCAAGCCGCTCAGGTTCGTCAAGAGCGTGACGCCAAACTAGCGGGTACCGATTGGATGGTTAATTCTGATGTAACCATGTCAGACGCATGGCACACGTATCGTGCTGCACTACGTGACGTACCTGCACAAGCTGGGTTCCCGAACACAATCATATGGCCCACTAAACCATCTTAAGGAGCAAACAATGGGATTTAAACTAGGACTACGAAGTAAGCAGAACTTGTCTGGGGTGCATCCCGATATGGTTGCTGTTGTCACAAGAGCATTAGAGATTAGTGAAAAGGACTTTAGTGTAACTGAGGGTGTTCGTAACATTGAACGTCAGCGTATGCTTAAGAAGACAGGTAAGTCAACTACACTTAAGTCTCGTCACCTGACAGGACATGCAGTAGATGTTGTCCCTTATCCTGTGTCGTGGGAGTGGGACGAGTTCTACCCTATTGGAGATGCTATGAAACAAGCTGCTAAGGAGTTAGACATTAAGATTGTTTGGGGTGGTGATTGGAAGAAGTTCCCGGATGGTCCTCATTTTCAGTTAGACTGGAAAGCCTACCCCTGTGACTAGGGGGCAGGATGATTGTTGGGTGATGAATAAAAATATATCGGCAAGTTTGTTGTTTGCCTTAGTACTACAAGCTGCAATGATAGTTTGGAGTATATCACAGATGAGGGCAGACGTAGATGCCAACTACGCCTCTATAGTTAGATTAAGTGGTGATGTTAAGGCTGTTGAAGCATCGTCCAACATGCAAGCCGTACAGTTAGGTAAGATAGAAGAGAACATAAAGGGAATTAAAGAGTCCCTTGAAAGGATGCTTGAGGTAATGGAGAGAGACTAATGCTAGACCCCATAACGGCCATATCAGCCTG